AGATGTCTTGAAGTTGCCCAATAAGGTAACAAGCTACTAAAAATACGGCTAAAAGTTGTGCGGTTTCTTTTTTCATTGTGTTTGTGTTTTGATTAAATAATAATCAAATATACAAGTTTTTCACAATCCACCAAATATTTCTTAAATTTATTTTTGTAACCTTGTTGCAATTATAGGAAAGCATACCTACCCGTGCCACGTTTAAGGCTGAAGTTCTGCCAAGCCAATGCCAAAGCCATTACGGCATCATCGTGAAAGCCTGAAGGTGCTGAGTACTTTACCCCCGTTGCCGTGTATTGATATTCAAATACTTCTAACTCCTGTCTTATTATGCCTTCAGGATAGCCTATTTTCCCTTGATGTATCGCAGCTTGTAATCCTTCCATAAGTTGCTGCTTACTTGAACTTGTGAACTTTAAGCCTTGTATCATTACCCCTTCCCTTTGTAAGTCCTCAAGGATAGGGTCGCCAACCCCCGTACTATCGACAAGGATAGGGCATTTAGGCAGCCTAAGGATAGTTTGCTTGGTATTGTGCCAATCCATCTGAAAGCGGTCAAAATAAGCCACATTTCCATCTTCGTCTAATCCTACTATTACAGTCCAATCGACCGACTTTGCTAAATCAATACCATAAGCCACAACCGGCATTGTTGTTACTGGGTGTAAGCACTTGCGAATATGTTGGCTACCAAAAGGGTTTGCTGCGTTCTCAGCCGGGTTTGCCATATACTCCTGCTCAAACACAACCTCTGGAAGTTGCTTCCTTGCATCTTCTATTTCATTCGGGTCAATGTAAGGGTTATCGTATGTAGTAAACTTAAAGCTTTGCCAATCGGGTTCGGCTTTGCTAAACAAACTAAAGAAATAGTTTTTACCTTTAGGGGTGCTTAAGAATATAGCTTTACCCTTGTAGTCCGTTAAGGTAGGGCGAATAGAGTTGAGCCACCCATCTTCTAAGTTAGGTATAAAGGAAGCCTCGTCTACTATTACCAGATTGAACTTTCTACCTCTCAGGTTATCCAAGCGTTCCCCTGTAAAGAACTCTACCTTGCCACCATTTGGAAAGCTAATATTTAAGTCCGATTTGTTATTAGGGAAGGGAAGGCTATTGCATAACTTCTCAAAAAATACCTTAGCCAATTTATAGGTAGGGGTTATGTATGCAACCTGACCGCCTTTGATTGCTGTTGTAATACATTTAATTTGGCTTAACTCCGATTTGCCGAACCTTCTACCGCACATAACAACTATGTACCTGGCTTCGCAGTCAAGTATCTTCTTTTGATTTATATGTCCGTTAGGTAGCTCTATCCGCATTAAAGAATTGTCTTGCCGTCTACAAATACTATCTCTATTCTATTATCTGTTTGTATGTCCATTTGTTCCTTAGGCTTACCATAAACACGAGTAAGCAAAGTTTCTAAACTATAAAGGCTGCCCTTCTCTAAGCTTTTACGCATAGCTGCTGCAATCGTCTTTTCAAGTATCGTTGCCTTAGGGTTATCCCATACTGTTTTAAGTTCCTCTAAGTCCATTGACATCATAGCTTGTATGGTATCGTTTATCTCCGCAAGTTTATATCCCTGCTCTTTTAGTAGGCTTACATATTTACGAGGTCTGCCGTTTGGGTTCATTGTTTCACCCTTCTGCATTTTGTATGGCTCTATATTTTGTGGATTAGGCATCGCTGTAATTTCGCTGTTTTTAAATTGGTTCTCCGTTCTTTTTAATAACTAATGTAGGGTCAAGTTTACGCATTCTGTCTACTATCACTTGGCAGTATTTTGGGTCGAACTCTATTCCGTAGCAAATTCTTTTTAATTGATGAGAAGTTACCATTGTAGTTCCAGAACCAAGATACGGGTCTAAAACTAACTTAACTTCATTTTTAGAATGCCTATCTGCGTATTCAAAGCACCAATTCATAATCTCAATAGGCTTTTGAGTAGGATGATTTTTCTCTTCTCTATTTGCCAAAGCTCTTGCGTATTCTTTTATTCTTAGAGCGTTATCAAAAGAAGTCCAAGCCATTTCTCCGTCTGCTAAACTAAACCCTCTTTGACCTTTATCCCATATAAGCCAACCCATAGTAGGTGGCAAATCATCGGTAAAGTAATTACCACCCCATATAATTTGATTTTCAGTTATTTGACATAGATATTGCAATACTCCATTTTCAGGCTTTGACTTATCCCATTGTTTTTTTTCCCATTGATTCCATCCATTTTCTTTTTTACCTGCGTGATTTTCTGCTCCTATTCCGTAAGGTGGGTCGGTTAATAAAAGTTCCGGCTTCTTATTTTGTAATAATAAATCTAAATTATTTGTGTCCGTACTATCTCCACAAAGCAATCGGTGTTCCCCTATCTCAAATAAATCTCCTAATACTATATCCGTCTCAATGCCACCGTCTGGAACTGCAAAGTCATCTTCCTCAGCTTCTATAACTTCTGCATCAAAGCCGGGTATGTCTAACCCCCAATCTATTAACTCCTGCTCATCCCAGTTATTTGCAAGGTCGCTCCAATCCCATTCTCCATATGCTACGTTGTCTTTAACTATAAACTCCTTTTGTTGCTGCTCGGTTAATTCACTTGCTTTAATAATCGGTATCTCTTTAAGTCCGGCTTCCTTACAAGCCTTTAATCTCATATTGCCACCAAGTACAACCATATCGTCATTAACAACAATAGGTCTAAGGTTAAGCATTTGAGGGAACTCGTTTATTGACTTTACGAGCTTTGCAAACTTATCATCTTTAATTATTCTGGGGTTGTTCGGGTTTGCTTTAACTGTGTTGATTGGTACGTTTTGTATCATAGTATTCCGTTAATTATATCGTTTGCTTCGTCTATTGCGTCTTCCTGGTCTAAAAAAGTGTCTACGTCTGCTATGTGCTTATTAATTAAAGTTTCTGCCATTGCATAGGTGTAATTGCCTATCGTTGTCATATCATCTCCATTAAAGCCTGTCTTGCATACTGCAACAAAGTAAGCCTTATGTGTAAGGAGTAGCCATATAGCAGTTAATTTTCTCATCTGCCTTGACCTCTATATGCTTTTTCTCTGGGCGTGTGCTTGTTAAAGGACTTCTTTGCAGAGCCTCGCTTCCTTTTCCCAAAGCTAATTTTATTCTTATTCTCGTTACCTTTTGCCATTTGGTATGTTTTTTAAGTGTATCTCTTTTAAGAACTCCTTATATTGTTTTTTATCTCCGTATTTAATATGGCATTGTCTACAACAACCCATAAGGTTTTCTATCGTGTCTTTGTCTTTGCTTCCACCCATACCTCTCGCCTCAATATGATGCACGTCTACTGCTTGTGAGCCACACACTTCACAGGGAATGAAGTCCGTTTTTTTATACCCCATTCCCTGCAAATATATTTGTGTGTGTTTCTGCATACTTTCCCCATTAATTTTTCCGTTAGTTAATAATAAAAAATTAAGTATGCAAATTATTTTTCGTCTATCTCTTTTAACTTATTAATTGCGTACTCAATACCACTCGTTCCGCCCCACGCATCCCAGGCAATACCGCCACAACCTTCGCTATATGGTACGTCTTTATGCTGCTGATGTCTTTTGAATGAAGCCATACGAGCAATAGTATCTCTGCTTATTGGCTCTCTGTTAGCTAACTGCCTTGCCCTTGCTTTGCCGGTTGCTTCAAGACAAGAACCCCATCCATTTTTCTCAGCCCATTCTATTGCCCTCTTTGCGTTGTTACTAGCTGATTCTGGGTAGTCGGTATAGCTATCAGCGAACTTGCCACCTGCTAGGATAGCCTTCCAAACCTGCATAGCTTTTTCTTCTGTATCGTACACGCATCCGCCTTGTCCGATTTTCCATTTTCCTGAACTGCATCTTCTTACTGGCATAGTTTACTATAAATATACTTTCTGTCTAAATTTATCTCCCCAAAGTTATAGTTCTTTTTGCAGAACTCAAATAGTTTATTTCCGCTTTCCTTTCGCATCTGCTCATCATTAACTAAATCTTTGATATGCTTATACCAATCCTTCTGGCTTTTAACGTAATGCACCGGCATATCTAAGTAAGGATTGATGTGGCTAACAACGGCAGGGTTCTTTTTAGCAGCCGTTTCTAATACTTTAAGATTTGACTTCATAGCGTTAAACTTGTTATCTACCAAAGGTATGATTGAAATGTCGCTATCTGTGTAAGCTCCCATATATTCTGTAACCTTTGCATAGTTGTAAATAGTAGGGTTAAGTTTTAGTCCGCAAGTAAACGCATCAATCATTTTATCCCATACCGGCTTTTCGCCATCGTTGTACCCGGCTATCACAGTTCTTATATTCATACCTTGCAACCTTTTAAAAGGGTGTCTAATTAAATCAAGGTCTCGTTCGTGTGTTCCGCTGCCGGACCAGAATAGTCTAACCTTGTCGCTTTGTAGTTTCTCATCTCTAAATTGCTCGTCTCCATAAGGTAAAGCGTTCGGTAATATGTGAACGTTTTTACTGTATGTGCTTATCTCTGCTGCTAATCTTTCGTGGGTGCAGGTGCAAAGGTCTGCAACTTCTAAATAGTCAGTAATAAGTTTAGGTATGTTATTGAGCTTGTATCTTGAATACAACAAATGGCTTTCGCTAAGTTCCCAGTAATCGTCGTTATCTACTACTAATTTAAAGCCGTACTTAGTCCGCCAAGTATCCATTTGCTTTGCATCTATCTCGTTAAGCATTCTATTCATTAGCACAATATCCCACCCCTGCTCTAATAACTCATCATTAAGTACGTCTGTGATAAGCGCGTACTCTTTTTCCATATGTACTATTGGCATCATTATTCTGTGGAAGCCTACACCTGAGTTAGCACTAGTTATACAAAGTATTCGCATCTTATATTCTTTTGGTTGTGATAGATGTCCTGGTATTTATCCCATACGCTTTGCGCCCTTGCCAAGCTCTCGTCTTTCATTCGTCTGTAATCTGTTCCGTTGCCTACATCGTGTCCTATATGTTCTGACCTAATATCCGGCAGGTAGTAATTTGTAAACCCTGTAATAGTTGCTCGTTCTCCATAATCTCTATCCTGCATTCCGTAAGGGTCGTACTCTTCGTTGTAACCCCCAACCGCGTCTATAAGTTCACGAGTGATAAAGTTATCTCCAAAAGGTGTATGCGTTTTATGAACTCCGTCTACTATTGGTGGCAGTTCCTCTACACAATGTATTCCAATAATGCCAGTTTTTGACACACGTTGAGAAAACATAACCCATTTTGACAACCAATTCTCAGGTAATAAAATGTCATTGGCTAATAAACAAACCGCATCATAGTTTTGAGTTATCCTAAGACCTGCATTTACTCCGGCTGCTATGCCTCGCTTTTCTTTTGATAAGTCATACCCGGCAAACGGGTAATTAAAGTTCTCGTGCGTATCGCTGCCGTTATCTATTAGGAAACAATCTGCATTGTAACCTGAGTTGTAAAAGTTCTGGTTAATTACACGCTGCGTTAAATCGTGCCTGTTTTGTGTAAGTAGTAAAATAGCGACTTTCATTATCTTATATTTGAGCCGATTTCCCTTGCCGGAACTCCTGCATATTTAGTATTTGCTTTTGCTTCTCCTTTTAAGAAGGCACTTGCTCCTATCATACAATTTGCGCCAACGTGTGCAAACTGATGTAGAACTGCGTTAAGTCCTATATTGCTTCCTTCTTCAATTATAGAATGTCCACCTATTTTTGCTCCGCAGCTTATTGTTACATTGTCTAAAATATTACAATCGTGTCCGATGTGTGCGTGTTTCATTATAAAACAATTATTGCCAATAAAGGTGTCTATCTCCGTTCCTGCATCTATTGTTACAAGTCCTGTAATAACATTGTTATCGCCAATGTAAACTTTGCCTTTTTCTTTTTGCCAGAACTTCTTATGCTCTGCTTTGTCTCCAATAATACAATAAGGACCGATGTAGTTGCCATCTCCGATAATTACGTTATCGCCAATGATAGCGGTAGGGTGGATAAAATTAGCCATTCTTTTTATTTTTAGGTTTTGGTTGTTCTTCGTACCAAGTATATAAGCGTTTAATCATATCGAATATACAATTACCGCACCATACTGTTAATATGAAATCTGCACTCATATACTTCCGGTAAATATGCTCGTACATTTTTAAGATGTCTAAATCAATATTACGCACATAACCATTCTGGACTGTGTGCCAATTACCAACGTTATCATCTAAGAATTTTCTGTGTTCTATTTCCATAAGTTCCACATTAGTTTAGATAGTAAAGGTGCTGCTACTCCGGGTATAAATACAAACGCAATTATGTCGGTACATATTGCAGGTAGAAAATATAAAGCCAATCCAGTCCAAGCTGCTAAACAACTCGTGCAGCTAAACGGCTTAAAATCTAGTTTCCACTTCCTATGAAATTGATGTATCTCTACAAAGAAGATTGCAAAGCATATCGCTGCTATAATTATCATAATTAAAATAGTTTTATTTGTTGAATGTGATTGTTATATCTTTTTAATGCTGCTTCATAATATTCAGTATCTAACTCACAGGCAGTTAAATCAAAGCCATAATCGTGACAAGCTATTGCAATACTTCCAGAGCCTAAATGTGTATCAAGTATTTTATCTCCTTTTTTTGCATATTTGTTTAGTAACCATTTATATAAAGAAACAGGCTTTTGTGTAGGATGTATGCAATCTTTACCACCGCGAGTTCCTTCAAATTTATGTATTGTGTATTTTCTTACAGTAGTTTTCATATTAGACCAAGCAAGTTCACAATCTGCAAAATCTGTTCCTTCATTTTTTTTATCCCAAACAATCCAACAAGATGAATTTTGATTTGGTATGTTTTCAATAAAATGATTTGCTCCCCATATTATTACGTTTTTTGAAACTCTTAATAATTCAATAAAATAGCTTTTATTAGGAGCAGAATTATCCCAATTTTTTGTAGTATATTTTGGCTTTCTTTTATAGCTATTAGGTCTACTTGGGCTTGTTCTAATACCTTTTCTTCCATCTTCTCCAATACCATATGGTGGGTCTACAATAGCTAAATCGAAATATTTATCAGCATAACGAGACATTAACTCCATATTATCTTCATTGGTTAATGTTACCATTTTCGTAATTTTTTTTTAAGTTCGCGTTTAGTTAATTTAAGTTCCCTATGTATTGACATATAAGGTATGCCTGTAACCCTGCTTAGTTCTTTTGCGTTGCAGTTATGCTTGATAGCATAGACCCTTAAAAGTTCTGCTTTGTACCAATGCATCTTAGATAACTCGTCTTCTACTTTGTTAAGCAAATCCTCGTCTCTATCGTGTACTATTAACTCAACCTCTAATGGCTTTCTATAAGTCCTATAAAATTGGCTCGTATTACTCTGCATCATGTTAATCATTGTGCGAACCAGATAGAACTTTAATACGTTTCTTTTTCGCATATCTATTATGCGTTCCTCATCCATTTCGCATAGAACTTTAAATAGTTCACTTCTTAAATCTTCTCGCAGGTCTTCCGGCTGCATCTTATCTATTGCTTCCTTTAATTCTCGGCTCTCCCAAAGTTCTAATATGATGCTATTCTTGTTCATATTCTTTTAAGGTTAGTTTGCCGTTCTCTTCGGTTGCTATGTAGCAGAAACAATTTGAAGTCTTTGCTAAGTTTAAAAATGCTATTTGATAGCTGCTGAGTTTATCTCCTATTGCTTTGGTCTCGCAGTATACCGCTACTCCTGTTTGTGTGTGGAAGCCAACAACATCTGGAACTCCTTTAAGTCCTATAAAGGTTCTACCTCTAACCGCTAAATTGTTATTGCGCCATACAAAACACCCGTTTTTGTTTAGGGTCTTTATTGCTTCTTTGGTTAATTCGTTTGCGGTCATAATACAAAACTATACTAAGAAAATGAAACTTTGCCTAATTTTATTTGCTCCTCAAAAAATAAAGATACCGCTACGGCTCTGGCTTGGTTCTTTAACCATTGTTCAGTCCATTCATCTCTGTACTGCTTTGCGCTGATTATATCCATTTTATTAGCCTTGTATGTAATGATTTCCATTAGTTTCTTTTTAGCAACTGCCCCGTCTTCTTTTGACCAAGTCTTAATGCCAGAATTATGCAGCTTTGTAAATACAGATAAAGGGTTAAACAATCTGTCAAAAGTTCTATTTTCTAGAACCTTATACTCCTGATAACTGTAATCAATTATCTCTAAATCAGTTAAATGTGGTATTGCTTGTTCTCGTTCCTGTGGTATCATTTTGCGTACTATGTTTGCTTTTTTCTTGTATCTATCCATAACCTGACTAAAATAAGCCGGGCTAAAATTTTGGTAATGGTCTATGAAGTCATTAGCTACCATTTGCTTAAACGCTACTTTAACCTCGTTTATTGTAAAGCCACCGTATTCAGTCCTTATCCAATCCTCTAAAATTGCTAACTTAACTTCGCCAGGATTGTTAATGCCAACAAGCTGCATTAAATAAATAAGGTTTTGGTTAAATATGATAGAGTTTAGATTCCGGACTCTCTCCCCCGAAAATGCGGTCATAATCTCCTGCTCCGTAGGAAGTAGAGTAGATAAAGTTGTAGTTTTTAAGGTTTTCGAGTTCGTGCTTATCAAGTTTTCGTTGATTATTTGTAGTTCCTTTTGCATATTGTTTAGCGTTTGTTATCCAATTATTTACTGCGTGTGTCCAACTTTTCATAGGGTTCTTACCTACTCTCCACCCGTTGCTCGTGTAGTAATTTACAAATTTTTCGGCTTCTACCTTTGCCTGTTCTGTTCCTATCCGGATTGCCATATATTCGTAAACTTCTTCAAAACTACACTTACTTTTATTAATATTTACATCTTCATTTTCATTTTCATTTTCATCTTCCATAAGGTTATGTTTAGCTAAACCTAGTGGTTTTGTATTATTTTTAGGTCTACCACCCTTAGAGCCATTGTTTCTGCGGCTTTCAGTAAATTGAATGCGTTTTTCAATCTCTTCATTTAGACGTTCATTAAAATAATTTCCTTGTTTGTCTTTTGTAAACTTGCTCAAAACATCAACCGAAACCGAACCTAAACATAACCTAATGGTTTTGTCTGTAAGTGTTCCTTTTTGGTGTTGTAAACATAAGAGGGTAATAAATTGTCCTCTCTCTTCCATTGTTAAATCAGCTACTCCATTTAGGAAGTCGCTACTGTAAAATAGGAATGCAGGGTCTTTTGCCATAATAAAATAAAAAAGCCCCCAATAGAGTCCAGCTATCAGGGGCTATTATTTAACCACTAAACACATTATCGGCTGGACTTTCGCTAATGTGTCTTTTATTTATGCTGCGAATATACACTAAATTTCTTTAAGTTCTAATTTTAAGCAAAGTTTTTTTAGCTTTGTTTTAAACCAATCCTCAGTTTCAATTAGGTTATTCGCTTGTTTTATGTTATGGATAGCAGTCGTGTGGTCGCTTGTTCCTGTGTACTGGCTTATCTCTTTAAGGCTCAACTTAGTGTACCTTCTAAGTAAATAAGCAGCAGCCTTGCGACCGAACGTTGTTTTTAAGCTTCTATCCTTAATTAATACATCGCACTCAAATTCTTCGTCTACCAATTTGACAATAGTTCTTGCACCAATGTCTAAACCCAAAGGCTCGTTATCTTCTATGCCTAACAACCCAAGCTGCTGCATCATTTCATGAAGCTGCAAGTGTGTGTTGCGTTGCGCATAATAAAGCTCCTTTAACTGTCTTATTGATATATCTCTTTTTCTAGTTAGCATAATTAAAACGGCAGTCCTTCCGTATCATCTTTTGGTTTTGAATAGGTTTTGTTTTCAGGGTTAAAATCATTAATGTAAATTTTATAGTCCGGCTGCTTATCTTCTGTCTTGTAAGCGTTTTTCCACATTGAGTATTTAACATCGTTGATTGTAAAATTAATTACTTCTCCTTTGGCGGTTGTATTTTTCCACGCGCCAGTACTCCATTTTTTGTCTGTCATTTTATTTGTTTTTAAAGTTTTTCAATTTCTTCTATAACCTCTGTTAAAAAAGGGTCTTCCATAAATCTGCCATAAGCCTCCGAGCAAGAGTAAGCATAAGAAGATTTTATTGTTTTTTCTACTTCTGCTATCGCTAATTCTTTTGCTTCACTTAAACAATCAGTTTTAAGCATATACTTATTTAGCAAATCTACTGCTTTTTCTTCTGGTGTCATTTGATTTTGATTGAATATTGAGCTACTAATTTACTTTGTTTTTTCGTACCAACGTTTATTAATTCCGTCTGTACTTTGTAGCCTTTGCGTTTTAATTCAAATACTACTGCTGCTAATCTCAGGCTATTATATTTGGTTAGAGCCTGAATTGGTGTCAAGGTCTTGCCCGTAAGCAAGTGATTCAAGATTTGTTGTTTCTGTGTCATTGTTATTGATTGGGTTAAAAAATACAGGTTTGTCTAATTTGTTTTCATACTTTTTAATAAAGGCTAATAAGTCCTCGTATGCCTCTTCGTTATACCAAGCATAGTGGTAAACTTCTGCCAGAAGCATCTGCCTTTCAAATGGTAATAGTTCCCTCATTAGCTTTCGTTTTGGTTATAGGTTTGGTTGTAGTATTGCTCTGCGTATTCTTGTTTTTTAAAATCTACAACAATATGGTCAAAGCCATCTATATGCGCTTGTATTATCTGCTCTTTTTCTACATCTAATTGATTTTCGCACATATCTATTACTTCAATAGGTATATTTAATTGAAATTGCAATTCTTTTAAAGTACAAATTAATTCTTGTATTGCGGTTTTCATATTAGCTTTTCTTTATTGTTTCTTTAATCTTGTTAAATTCGTCTAAACTCTTGATGGCATTGATTTTGAGCGCAGCCTTTATCTTTTGGTCTTCGGTAAACTTAGTCTTGTCTAACTGCTCAATCAAGAATGCTTTTTGCCCTTCGCTTACTTCGTCTTTATGCTCATTAGTAGCATCTGCATCTTTGGTATCGTCTATGGCAAAAAGTCCGTTAAGCGCATATTTTCTGGCATAGCTACTAGCTGCACCTGTAATCTGCGAAGCGTCCATTCCCTTTTTATTTTCCTCTTCACGAGCAAGACCCGTGCAGGTAATATTGTCATCTCCGTTAGATAGACAAGCCGTAGCCTTTACATATACCCTGCCGCCTACTTCTATAACCTCATCGCTTAACATTAAAGCGTAGCCGTATTTATGGCAGATAGGTTTTGCAGCTTCGATAATATCTTCTGCACTTCGGTACTTGTATTTAGCAAAAGCGTTGAATTGGTTTTTAGGTGCTTTAAGCTCCTGTTGGATTTTAATTAGGCTCATATTAGTTGTTTAAAATTAAGGTAATGTTTACGTTATTTTTATTACATTCGAACCAATTATTCTTTTTGTTAAAATTTAATTCATATCCTAATTGATTTAAATGCTCCATTAAAGAAGCAGTTGCATATCCTTGTAATTTTATCTCGTAAAAAAGTGTTACACAATAAAACTTGTCTAGGTCTAAACCTAAGTTTAATAAATCTTCTATTTGTTTTTTCATTGTTATTGGATTGTATAATGTTCTAAAATTTCGATGATAGGCTCTTGTCTTTTTTTAAGGCTCACAAAGTATTCATAAGCCTGTGAGTATTCTAAGTACATACTAGAACTATCATACTTGTTATCTACTAAGGTGTAGTAAAATATTGTGCCGTCTGGCTTGGTTTCTTTTACAAAATCAATTTTCATAATCTTGTATTTTTAAAAATGATTGATAGTCTAGCCAACGTTCAAAGGTGTAATCGTCATCTTCGTAATCGTAATTTTCGGGCATTAATTTCGGGTCATACGGGTTTTGTGTACTGCTCCCGTCTTGCAGTAAGATGTTCCCAAATCTCTCGAATTGGAACTTCTGGTAGTTGGTTAAATGTGTCATTTGTGTTTTGTTTGCACAAATCTACTACAATTAACAATACAAAGTGCAAAAGTATTAAAATATTTTAGAATTATTTTTGCAACAAGGTTGCAGATAATGGGTCTTATATAGGATAAAAGCACATCAAATTGTGCATTTTATGACACATTATGTACAATAGAACGTACAAAAGTAAAGCTAAAACTTGACAAAGTCGGAAGTAAAATGCAGCCAAAAGTAGTAAAAATACTACCTTTTATAGCAGCTTCTGGAAGTAAAGTTTGTCAGAACCCCCGTATGAATACTCCGGCAGGTACAGTCTAAATCCGCAATTAATAAGGTTATTAGCGGAAGGGAAATTATCTAAGGTTGTGTAAGTGATAGCTATGTGGCAAAAAGTAGATGCAGCTTTGAGCCGGGTCTTAATCATTCGCCTTTGTATGCCTTGCCCTCTATGTGATTTTTTAACCCAAGCTCTGTTAAATATGCAGATGCCTTTTGAATAAATAGAGCCACAATAAGCTACTATCTCGCCTTCATCAAGCATAACCCACCACTCCCGGTTGAACTGAAACTCATCTCCGCAACCCTTAAAGTTTGGGTTGTTATAGTCTAGTTCCCTAAGTTGCTCGTAGGTTTCTCGGTCTAAGATATTACCAAAGCTAAATATCTTTTTGAGGCGCATTGATTAACATAATTTTTTTTAGGTATAAACTTAAATCTAATGCTTCTTCATAAGCATATCTCATCCATTCGTCTTCTTTTAAATCAGTTCTATCTAAGGTACATTTGTACTCCTCTTTGCCCTTTGCCTCCCGGCTACGCATATCTTCTATAACTGCTGCTAGTATTTTGCTATCCATTTATTTGTCTGTTTTGCTATGTATCTTAAAACAAGTCTTACACTTATATAAAATCTTCTTTACTCCTGTTGCGGTTGTGCGCCTCATTTGTATTGTTATCTCATCGCTGCCACACTCAGGGCAAGTGCCTCTATCCTGACCGAAAATAACCCCGTAGTGTGTTTTCGGTTCGATATGGTTTTTAAGTGCATTAAACACCTGCTCCAATAAAACCACATCCTTCTGGCAGTACTTAATCATTTTAGCCATAGCCACTTTATCCTTATGCAGAACTATGTCCTTCCATAAACTATATTCTGTTTTAATCTTAGTGCCAATGCCTAAGTAGTCAGCTATGTAATTAAGCTTGTTGCTATTAAATCTAAACTTCTGACGAGCTACCTTTAACGTGTCAATAGTAACATAAGAAGGGAACATATCTATTCCGTGAAATAAGCACCTGGTTCTTATCCACGCTAAGTCAAACTTATCTCCGTTATGTCCTACTAACTCCGATGCGGTGTTTGCTACTTCTATAAAACTTTGTAGCATTCGTTTGTCGTTTTGTTTGCTATCCCATTGTAAGTGGTAAACCTCTTTTTCGTCTTCCCACTTATAGCAGATGCAAATGATTGCACGTTCTTTAATGATGCTGTCAGCAGTTACATTTAGCTTATATCCGGCAGACCAGAAAAAGCCAACGTTTGGCGAGGTTTCGATGTCAAAGAATAGTCGTTTGCGTTTTGATTTTAGCATTATTTATTTTTTGCTGAATTTATCTATTGTGGTATAACCCATAGCAAATAGCGTGAGATACAGAACAGCATCTACTAGCTTATCGCTTGGGTTAATTTTTAAGATTATGTTTAAGAACAAGGATATAAAAAGACATAAGCTGCCAAGCATAGCCACTACTCTTTTATGGCTAATACTGTTGCTTTCGTCTGATAATAAATTAACTAATATAGTTCTAAAGTTGCTCATATAGTTTAGCTTCAGCCTCTCTCCGCCTCACTAACCCTTTAAGCACAACATTGTTGGCTCTTGTCCACTTCATAAATTCTGCTCGAATAGAAGGGTCTTTAGGGTTTGCGTTTACCTTCCTTAGTAAAGTGCTTCTCCTAAAATTCCCCATACCTACATTAAAAGCAAACGAAACAATCGCAGAAAAATTGTTTGCAGTTACATTTGATTTTACAAGCACATCTACTCCTTTTGCAAAGTCATCGACTATTGCGTTAAAGTAATCTTCTGCCTGTTGTTGCGTAATTATATCGCCTTCTTTAACTTTCGTTCCGTCAGGGTAAAAAGTCAAACCCCACGAAATAGTCCATAAACCCGCAGGGCATTTGTATGCCTTTAACTTGCAGCCTTCAAACTGCTTTATTAAATCTCTACCGGCTTTGTTTACTTCCATAACTTATTCCAATATGCTAAAATTAATATAATGGCTATAATAAGCCCTATTAGAGCCTTCCAAAAGTTATTGGCAGTACTTACCTTATTTTTATCTACAATCGAAATTTGAGCCGTTTCTGTGCGATTAAAGGCCATTGTATCTTTTTTGATAAGGCTATTGTCAGTTTGCTTGTCTTTTGTCTGATACACCCACTTAGTTACGATTTTGGGAACTACTATAACGCTGTCCTTAGTTATGCGGACTGTGTCATAGATTGTAACCTCTTTGGTAAATACCTGCTCCTTTTCTATAATCTTGGTTACGCTATCGTAAAAAGTAAGATGCACGGAATCAATCTTAGTTGTTCCCGTGCTATCAAATCTCTTTTCAAACTTCTTAACCGAAGCGCAAGATGTAAGTAATAAGGCTAAAAGTATTAATCTCATTTTAGTTTCTTAGTCATTTTATAGTAATAGCGTATAGCCATACCGCCAGAAACAATAGCCACCAAACTTGCAATCAATGTGAATAGTGGTTGAATACTTGTAATGCTAATTGTTGCACTTACTAATGATACCATTGTTGATTGGTCTGCTTGGTGGTTATTTTCCATTTATAGTTCTTCTTCTTCTTGTTTGTTAAATTCTATGCCGGTAGTCCAATCCTGTAAGAAGGTAAAATTCTCTAAGCCAGATTGATTAACCACGTTAATTATTTGAAAATCAAATTCTTTATCATTTAAGGCTTCAATATCTTTTGTCAGCTTCTTAATGCCTTCCTTTGAGAATTTGTAATCTCCTTTGTCTGTAAGGATTAAAATGCCTTTTTCGTCTACCGAAGCGTTGTCTAAGCGAAGTTCCTCAACTTGTGCGTTGTATTCTTCGTAATACTTTTTAACCTTCTCATAAACTTTTACAAGCTTCTTAGCTACTTTTGTTTCTTGGTTACCGATAACTGAATTAATGCTCTGCACTAATTGTAGTAGTTGTTTGTACTTCATTTTCGTTTGTTTTTGTTTGTAAAGATAATTGTGGATTGCTAAACGGCAAAGGTAATGTTACAATTTTTGGATTGATTTGGTCTGCTATCTGGCTATCTAAGTTCTGCTCTAAGGCTACTTTGTCAAGTCCTGCTTCTAACCAACCGCATACCATTTCATAGGTTACTTGTTCATAAGGTACGAAGTTTGCCGGGTCAGGAGCATCTACGCTTAACGTTCCGTAAACATCAGCAAAGTATGTCTTTTCGTTTTCTACTTGCTCCGTTTGGTATCTCCAATGTACTATGCAAATTACGTCTGTTAAACCCTCTGCATTTTTCGGGTATGATTCAAGTGCGCTTATTACCCATTTGTAAGTTGTTGCCATTTTTATTTGTTTTTTAATGTGTCTAATTCTTGTTTGAGTTCTTGTATAGATTTGATAAGTACAGGTACTATTTTGCTATAATCTACTCCTTGCATTATTTCTCCGTCTTTTATTCCACTAACTGCATAAGGAAGTACACTTGCTAATTCGTGTGCTAATACCCCATACATTCTTTCTTTATTATATTTCCATTGATAATCGTAAGTCTTAATATTTCCTATTAAATCTAAACCATTATAACTTTTTAAATCTTCTTTTAATCTATAATCAGAAGATGTTACATAGCTTGTATTAGTTCCATCGTGAGTAATTCTACCAACTTCTGATGATGTACCATAAAATCTAACTAAAAATCTTGTTCCAGAAGTACCAGTATTTGATATATACGCTGCCGTATCTGCTGAAACACTTGTACAAGTAGATATGTAATTTGTAGATGGGTTAAATTCAAAACCATTATTTAATACTGCACCTGTTGTAGTTTTACCCATCAATACGTTCCCCCCACTTGTTATCCGCATACGTTCGCTTCCGTTAGTAAATATTTGGAAGTCATCTGCACCATTTCTCAATCTAACTGCATTTGTACTTGCCGAAGATTGTAAAAATATATCAGCATTTGGATTTGCACTATAAGCAGCAAAAACAAGAGGAGATATACCATTTCCTTGAAGCGTTAATAATGTTGTTGGATTATTAGTACCTATACCTACGTTACCTACCGAATTGATTCGCATTCTCTCGAAAAGTAAAGCACCATCTTCTCTCGTAGTTTCAAAAGATAAATAACCCGCAGTTGAACCATCTGAAGCATCTTCTTTTTTGCCGTGTATTCTACCGAAAGTAGCTATAATTGTATTTCCACTAAAATATCTACCTCCTAAAGAAAATGAACCTCCCCTATTTATAGCAGGACCTTCGTTAGATGTAATTAAAACATTTCCGTAAGTATTAAATGCTCCACCAAGAGCTTGATTTGCTCCTGATACTGTAAATAAAGTTTGTGGATTGTTAGTACCTATACCTACGTTACCGGCTGAGGTTATGCGCATTTTTTCGGCATTGTTCGTACCGAATATTAAAGTATTAGCAGGACTACCTGTTGCTCCAAATAAACTAATATAAGCACCTGCATCAACTGTTTGAATTGAACCACCTGTATTTGCTACATTATATCCCGTTGCCGTTACACTACTTGAAAAAGTAGCTGCACCTGTTGCTCTAAATGTACCTGTTACATCAAGTCTAAAAGTATCGTTAGTATTTCCAATAGAAACATTACCAGATGCTTGTACACGCATCTTCTCAGTAGAACTCGTAGCGAATATAGTAGCACCTGTTTGTGAAATCATTACGAAATCTCCTGCAACGCCACCTGTAACATATTGCCCGTTTGCAGTAATAAGACCGAATTTAGCTTGATAAATAGCACCCGTAATTGCTTCGCCTAATGATACGCTAGGCGCAGCTCCACTTATTCTTAATTGGCTATCAGCATTAGGGTTATGAATTTCAAGCGTTCTTTGAGGATTGTTAAGTCCGATACCTAATCTATTGTTGGTAGCGTCCCAAAAAAAGTTACTTGAACCTGTTATGCTTGTATCTCCATTAAAATACGCTACTCTGCCACTTGCACTTATACCCGTTATCGGATTTGTTAAAGCGTTCTGCTTATTGTTAAAAGTAGTCCAATCAGTAGAACTTAAAGCACCTCTATTAGTTGCACTAGCCGTAGGTACGTTTAAAGTAATTACAGGGGTTGTTGTTCCGTTTGCAACAGTTGAGCTTAAATCAGTTCCAGAAGTTCCGATTGTTAAAGCGGCTACACTCGTTACTGTACCGCCTGTTAAATCGCTTGTTAAAGCAATCGTTCCACTTGCTCTCGGTACTAAATATTGGAAGCTATCTCCGTCTTGTAAAGCTGCAACACTTAAAGCATATCTGCGCCTTGTTGTGTTTGCTTGGTTATGTACTATGTTTAACTCCGTTGCAGTACTTGGCGCTATCTGAGTGTAAGCTCCTGTAACGAAATTATAAACACTATACTGCTTCATTAAAAGCCCTGTTTGGTAATTAGTAGCACCTTCAATAAAAACACTTCTTGCTAGAAAATCATTAGTGCCTAAATTAACAGTACCCGTTGCCCCTGTGTACGGAACAAAATTTGCCGGGTTTGCAGGTGTGTAACCTAAAACAGTTGCTATGCTTTTATTTTTCCAAAGGCTTGTAGATGCTTCCCAAAATAAGCCGTCATTGTTTGTAGGTGTTTGTGCAGCTACATTATGAAGCTCGTCTAACTCATATCCGTTCTGTATCTTAACCTCTATAATACCTTGTGTCGGGTGTGAACGTACAATAATACCTATATAAACTAAGTGAGCAGGAGCGTATTGTTTTGTGCTTGTATAAGCTCCGGCAGTTGTAGAACTCAAATATAATTGAGTGCCTACGCTAAAAGCTTGTGTATCGATGTCAGCTAATCTACCTGCAACAACTACAAAGCCATTATTCATATTAGTTATGTCAGATTGCACTATGCCGTATGTTTGAGCTGATGTGCTATCGCCACTTGCAAGAGCCTTTGTAACTGTTGGTAAATTACCCTGACCGCCATTAATATATACTACTGTACCCTTTGTTAAAGTTGCTCCTGTGCTATTGTAAACTTCTGTAATTAAGTTCTTAGCTTGGTCGATTGTGTTAGGGAACGTTGCAAGTGTACCATCGCCTTTAATATACTGCGCACCTGTTCCGGCAAAGCCTATATTAATCGTTCCGCTTGTAGTTATAGGACTGCCTGTAATTGTTAAAGCATCTCCGCTTCTTGATACCGCTACGCTTGTTACAGTACCTACCGCACCACTTGAACGCTGCCATATAGTTCCTGAATAAATTACATAATCGCCTACCGCAAAAGTAATAGGACCAGCTCCAAAGTTTACTGTTCCGGCTACGTTACAAATATAAACGTCTCCTGTGTCTCCTGTTCCGTTTGCAAGTGTAGGTGTGTTAGTCGCTGCATTCCAAGTTCCCTTATATTCCATAATTGAACTAGGTAGCTGACTGATAGGAACTTTACCCTGACTATCCAAAGAAGCATAGCCATTAGCGTTGCCCTTCTCACTTCTTAGCTGATAAGTATCTAAAAGTGCTTGTGAAGGGAACACCTCTACATAAGCAGAGCCAGTCCATAAGTAAAGCTTCTGGGTGTCTTTGGCGCAATAAATAACGTTAATATCGCCAGTCACGGGGAACGCTGCAAGGTTAGTATAAAAGCTAACTGCACCGCTAAATATAGCCCCTAATTGCGCAATAGTAATCTTCTTACTTACTCCGGTTGTCGGGTCACCTATAATAGTTAAATCTGTACTCTCAGGAGCTAACTCAGTAGCTAATTGGTTAATTTTTTTGCCTATCATTCTGTATAATTATAGATGCTGGGAATCTGGCATCGGTCATTTAAGTATGGTAATTCCATTGTAATATCTATCTTAACTCCGGCAAGATAATCAGGGTCGCTTTCGGTAAAATAAGTCATTGGTGCAGTTTCGCCAATATCCCATATAGCTTTGGGGTATCTTAACTGCGCTACTATATCCTGACCTACTAATGTCATATCAGACAAAACTTCCGTTTCGTTGCTCTCTTCCATTAGCATTCTATCCATAAAATAAAGGCTAAAATTATAGGTAATATTTTTAGCGTTTATAGTTGCACCCGTTAAAATGTAGAACATAGCCGGATATGTTACCTCTCCGTTGCTTAAACGTTCCCACACATCACCGAAGTAAACAAAGTTAATTTGTTCGTGGTCGTTTCCGAGTGTCGTTATTTGTTTGACGATTTGGTTTAAGGTTAGGCTCATTCTTAATTTTTTCTAAATAAACACGCAGTTTATTTTGGTTCTTTATTGTTGTTACTTTGCTCATATTTAACAGTCGCTACAACCTCTGTTTCCTTGATATAACTCCTCAAAGCTCTTACCTGCACAGCAATCAAAATCACCTAACCAGATGCTAGTTGTGTAAGCATCGTTCTCAGGGTGGATTGCATCAATGCCGCTTCCCGGATTCAAGTACTCAGGGTAAAGTGTAGAATATTCTTTTAAGTATTTAATCATTCTTTGCTTGTAGAACTCAGCTCTTGTCTTGTATCTATTAGCCACATCAATCATGTCCTGCATAGAAGGTGCTTCCGTATTTTCTCCCGTTTTTCTTAGTAGTCCTTTATTGTAATATTGGAAAGATAATCCAATAGGCATTTCACTAAGTACATAATGCACCAAAGTATCTGCTATGTATTGGTCTAATAAAATAACTTCATTAGCGTTTAAATTGTTAGCCGTGATACCTGCTTGTAGTCGGTTATATAAAGCACTACCAAGCGCAGGTAAAATATACATATCCTGAGAAGTTTTAATTTCAGGTAATACAAGTTTCTCGTCTACGTTAGCGTGTAAGCCAGAGCGGTCTTTAATATTTTGAACCGATATGAATAATGTGTTTAAGCTCATTTCTTATTTTATTTATTTTCTTCTCACAATATTTGAAACCCACTGATGTCTGCAACTTGGAGAATGTGTATTTGTACCCGGCTTAGTATACCAGCCGCCTCTTCTATCCCATACGCTATAACCTAATCTAGCACTCATTTGCTCAATCTCGCTACGGGTATAAAACTTATTAGCAGTAACTAAATATTTGCAAAAAGGTCTGCTTGTATCTAAATCGCCATCATTAAATCCTGCCTTCCACTCATAGCTATATCTAATTAAAATCTGAGTAGTCTCAGGCTTTATAGCTTCTACAATTTTGCTTATAGGCTGAGTTAATTGTCTCTCAATAATTATATTGCTATCAATCCCTTTGCCTTGCTTTACTTCGGTAGTCTTAATAAACCCCTTCTCGATTAAAATATCAATAACACGCTTAACTGCTCCTACATCTTCCTTCAAAGTGTCAGCAATTACTTCTGGGGTAATTCTCTTATCCTTAACAATTAAATCTAAAATATTAGACTGCAACTGCGTTACATCTGCAAAAGCCTGATAGTCCTCATCGTCGCTAAATCTTGTTTTGCTTTTAAGAACTTCATAAGCGTTTCTGTCATCTCCGAACTCAAAGAAAACTTGATAATCATCTTCGCTAAATTCTAACTCCTCAGAACCAAGCCAAGTACTAACTTCATCATCAGTTAAAGCATATCCTGCTTTTAACATCGCAGTAGCTTGTTCTCTGCTTATCTTACCCTTGTTAAATTCTCTAATGATACGCTGCATATTTTGCCATTCACGACCTTTTAAGCCTTTAATATGCTCATTAACATTTAAAGGACTTGCTGACATTGGTTGCTCTGTTTCAAGAGGCAAATTGTACTGAGTAGGGTCTATTCCTAACTTCTCTAAAATCCATTGTTTTGGTGCTACCTGTAAAATAATATTCTCACTAAAATCAATTCCGATAGGGTCTACCGGCTGCAACTTTAACTCTACTGTTACTCCTGCATACTGACCAAGCATATTAAATACACCCTCAATCTGCATTTGCTTATATCTAACATAAGTGTTGTTAAATATCTCGTAGCTATCGCGCATCTGTTGGCGCGTACCTAATTGACCAGCAGTTGCGATACCGAATAAATCAGGGCTTGTAATCTGATGTCCGCTAAATATGTTAGTCTGTATTAACTCGTCTACTCTACTAAAATCTTCTTTCGTTAAATCACTCGCACCTAAGTCATCAACAATAGGCTTTCTAGTTGCATCGTTTACAAAAGCAAGTAAATACTTTTTCCCGTCTGCACCTGTGTACATATTATCGAACTGTCTGCTAACTGCTCTCTTCTCATCAGGGCTTGGCTCTCCGTTTGGTAAAGTAATAAGTTTACTAGCAGAAAACCCGGTCTGAGCATTTCCTAAGACGTGCTTACTTACTTCTACATCACTTTCAATGTAGTTAAGCGCACCGAAATAACCCGGAAGACTATAAACGTTCATTCCCGGCCTATATTCCTTTACATAAAGTATTTGAACTCCTTGTGGATTAGCAGGGTTAAACGCATTGTATACCTCAGCTTTTTCTTGGTTGCGTGTAGCCTTCCAATCTTCTTTATACCAAAACTGAGTGTTGTCTTTGTTAGTTCTAATCTTTGTATAATCACAATGCCATAACTCAGCAATCTGTGCGCCCATTACACTCCATATAACTTGAATGTAAGCACCGCCAAATAACTCTAAGTCCAAAGCAACCTTTTTAGTAAGGTCGTTTAAGGTCTCTTCTCTATTTACCTTCTTAACAATAGCTTCTTCGCCTACCCATCCGTTCCCTACAATGTAGTTCACCTTGCCTCTAATAATAGCGTTGTGCTTTGCTGATTTGTTAAACAAGTCTAATAGGTACTGAGGATAGTCATTGTTCTGACCATACTGCATATAACCTTCGCCTTTTTTCTCTTTATATTCTGGTTGCTTTGCTTCCGCAAATGTCAATACTTGTATTTCCATTATTGTCTAATTGTGAATGTGCTTGTCGTTTCGTATTCTGTGAATGATATAGTAGTTCCCGTTAGCTCCATTATGCCGGTTTCTAGCAGGTTTAAGCCTGTCGGGTCTGTGTTAGTAGTACTTGTTTGCTCGTAAATTGTATACGTGTATTGTCCGTTTAAAGCTGTATTAAAGAAGCTATTTACAACAATAGTGAACTCGTTGTAACGTTCTTTATATGGACTTATGTCTGTGTTGTTTAGCCTTACAAATTTAATGTCCGTGTTCGTGCTTCTATTCTCAAAAATGAATAAATAGTTCGGACTTGTTAAAAGCTGCTTCTCAGTCAAGGTAAGTATTATATTTTGGGTTTGCCCCTTGTTTAGTCTTATCACAACTATAAATATAAACTAACACGATTGTTTGCAAAATAAAAAACCCCCGCCTAATTAAAGACGAGGGCATCTATATACAAAACCAAAACAACCTAAGTTCCCGGTGTCATTAAAGCTGCTGCAATATTTGAAGCAACAGCCGGAGCCATAGCAGCTTCCGCACCTGTGAAGGTTAAAGTGTAACCACTTCTATCTCCTTCGGCAGTTCCTGTACCGGAGTTACCTGCGGTAAGGTCTAAGCCTCTTGTTTTTCCTAAGTACCAGAATAAGCCATTGTTATCTTTGGCTACTGCTACTAATGTGTTTTGAGCTAATAACAAGATTTCGTTTCTTGTGTTCGCTTGTAGTTTGTTTAATACTATGGTCAATTCAGGAGCATAAAAGACAGTACCGTTTTGTACGTTTGCATTAACATTCTCAACGAATTGAGAAGTGCCTTTAACAAGCTCGTACTTATAGAACTTCTTGCCAGATGCTTTTACAAGAGCGGTGATTACACCACTTGCTTCTGTTGTAGAAGTAACATCTGCTGCTGCTATGAAATAAACCTCAGTAATACCACCTAAACTGTCTTTACAATCTAGGGTATAATTTTGAGTTAAAGCGCAAGGCATATTGTTTGAATTAATTAGTTTGAAAAAATGGGTAGGTATATTTCAACCTACCCTATAAATTATGCTAAAACGAATGCAGCAACTTCATCAGGGAACGCGATGTTCACGCCCATTTTGAACTCACTTACAAAACGTACTTGGTCAGCTTCCTTAGCGTAGAAAATTTCAAACTTCTCTTCTTCGTTCAATAAGTCTGTACCTAAGAACAAGTTGCTTAAACGTAAAGCGTAAACTTTGTTTGTTCCGTTAAGACCTGCAACAGCTACAACTTTGATTGTAGTACCAGGAAGTACGAATTCGCTATCAGCTTTTACATCAATTTGGTAATTGAAAGAACCGCTGTTTTTAAGAGCAATAGTGTAAGTACGGAATAAATCTTGACCGCAGAAGATAGTCATATCATCAGCAGCTACAACTTTTGCAGGGATAGCTCTGTAAACACCATCAAAGATAGAGATTACGTTAGCAGCAGTAATAGAAGATAAAGGCGCACCTGAGATAAAGGTAGAAGCGTTTGCAGCAACAACACCAGAAGCAGCACCGATTAACTTAACAAGACCATCGAACTTGTTTAAGTTTACGTTCACACTTGAAGTGTCACCTTGCCATAAAGCAGTTTCTAATTGTGCAGCGATAGTCTTAGCTTTCTTTTCGGTAAATTCTTGCTCGAAAGGAATGCTATCGTACATAGAACCGGTAGGTAAAGCCTTCTGTAAATACTTAGCTTCTAAGTCCTTAGGGCAAAGAGCTTCGTTTACTTTAATTTTACCCGGAGTTACAGTTCTTTGAGTAAAAGTTGTAGAACCAGAAGCGTTGAAGCCACAAGTACCACCAGCTTGGAAAATAGCATCAGTTTCCATGATGTTGATTTTTTCGCTTGACTTTACACCAACCATAACGTTACCTGCACTCTTAATAAGAGCAGCAGTTTTTGCACCCAATACAGATGAAGTTACAAGTAGAGCTTCGTTTTCTTTTGTATAGTTTGCTAATGCAGATACATCAAATCCC